GGAATATTCGAACCACTACTTTTAGACTCTGCGAGAAATAAATATTGAGAACATGGGGAGAACAATTTTGCGAGTGAACCTGCCCTACACTTTCAAACTTGCAGCGAGTGATAACAAAGTGTAAACTGAGGGCATGTCAAGAGTAGAAACAGCAGAGTTAGCCGCGATCTTCGGGGTGCAACGTAAAACCATTTTGATCTGGCTCAAAGAGGGGATGCCTGTCATCAGCCGTGGTGTGGCGGGGAGTCGCGCACACCTTTTCGACACGGAGGAGACGTTACGCTGGAAGATTAATCGAGAGATGATCCGCGTCACAGGCGATGGGGATCATGTAGACAAAGATGAAGCCCAACGGCGCAAGACATTAGCAGAAGCCCAGCGCCAAGAGATCCTTCTGGCGAAAGAGCGTGGTGAGGTGGTGGAGCTGGCAGAGATGCAGAAGGAGCTTACCGACCAGATGATTGAGCTAAGAGCATCCATGCGGCGTATCCCAGAGCGTTGTGTACTCCAATTGGTTGGTGAGTCAGATGAGACTGCCATCAAGAAAGTCATTCTGACTGAAGTGGATGAGGCATTGGTGAGGTCAATCGGTGACTAAGCACGAATACTCCAACCTAGAGGGCGCACAGCAGGCCATCCATGCAGCTAAGGAGTTCCTACGTCCGCCACCAGACATGACCCCTTCTGAGTGGGCTGAGGCGAACATCAAGATCCCTCTTGGTAACGCAATTCCGGGATTTATCAGATTTGATAACGCACCATATCAGCGTGAACCACTGGATATTTTCTCTGATCCGACTGTTGAGCGGATCACCCTCATGTGGGGGGCGCAACTGGGGAAAGCGTTAGATGTTGACACCCCCATACCTACAGAAACAGGGTTCAAGCCAATGGGGGAGGTTGCTGTTGGCGATGTTGTTTTTGATGAACTTGGGGAACCTTGTAACGTAACCTTCGTTACAGGGCATCAGCTTGGGCGTAAATGCTATGAAGTTGAGTTTAGCGATGGTAGTTGCATCGTTGCAGACGCGGAGCATTTGTGGACAGTTGACGACATGGGGTACAAAGTTCGCGGGGTGTTGAAACCAAAAAGGGGCATCACATTAACTACTGAAGAGCTTATTGATGGTACGTTGCGAGCAAATAAACAGGGGCGCACACGGTATGCGATACCTTGCGCGTGGCCTCTTAGATACCAAGACTCACCACTTCCTATTCACCCCTATGTTGTTGGGTATTGGTTGGGGGATGGAGGTAAAGGTTCGTCGTACATAATCTCAGGGAAGGAGGATGTTGACGATCTGACTAGGCTTTTCCAGTTCGCTGGGTATAGCGTGGACACCCGCTATCGAGATTCCAGAAACTTAAATGTTGCTACAATGTCGTTGTATGGCCCAGAGCATTCTTTGATGCTGGAATTACGTGAAGCGCAGGTTACAAAAGAGGGTATTCCCGATTCGTACCGTACGGGCAGCATAGGGCAGAGACGTTTGCTGTTGTCTGGGCTACTTGATTCTGATGGCACTACATCAACTAACGGCGCTGCGGAGTTTGTGAATAAGAGACGTTGGATCAGTGAGCTTGTGTATGAGTTGGTGTGTTCTCTTGGAGTCAAAGCGGTACTTAAATCTGTTGTGAAGTGTTGTGGTGAATCATGCGGAGAGTACTGGCAAGTCACATTTAAAAGTTATGCGGCTGATGAACTGTTTCAGTTACCAAGAAAGAGGATTAAAACTGATGTACAGGTTGCGAGAAGATGGGATTCGCGGGTTCGTAGGATTAAGCGTATAACTCCGGTGGAGTCCCGCCCAGTTAAGTGCATTCAGGTTGACTCTCCAAATCGGCTGTATCTCGCTGGTAAAGCTCATATCCCAACACATAACACCCAGCTAATCAATTGTGCGGCTGGGTACTTCATTGCGCACGAACCCTCCAGTCAGATGATGATGCAACCAAGTCAGTCCGACCTCAACACTTGGTTGGAGACTAAGTTCAATCCAATGGTGGAAGCGAATGAAGTCCTTAACGAGAGAATCGCAAAGCCTCGCTCCAGAGAAGGGGTCAACAACCAGAAGATGAAGTCCTACGCTGGGGGATTCTTAATGTTCTCTTGGTCAGGCTCTCCCAACACCATGCGCGGACGTTCTGCGCCAAAGATCTACTGCGATGAGGTGGATGGGTACCAGTACACAGCAGAAGGCCATCCAGTGAACCTCCTCTGGCAGCGAGCAGCGACCTTTGGGGATCAACGGAAACTGTTTCTCACCTCCACCCCAACAATCAAAGGCAGCTCGTTTATTGAGAAATCCCATATTTCAGGGGATATGCGCAAGTTTTGGTTACCTTGCCCCCATTGTGGCGAGCATGTCGTGCTAGAGTGGAAGGCTATCGTATGGCAACAGGATGATGAAGGTGAACACCTACCCGATACGGCGCTGTATTACTGCCAAGAGTGCGGGGCAGGTATTGATGATGCCCAAAAGCGTACTATGTTGCGCAAAGGAGAGTGGAGAGCAGAGCGTCCCTTCACTGGCCACGCGTCATTCCACCTCTCTGAGTTGTACTCCCCTTTTCGGCGGTGGCGGGATATTGTCACCTCGTTCTTGGAGAAGAAACATTCAGGCGATGTGCAATCGTTTGTAAATGTCTCTCTCGCGGAGACCTATGAGGAAGAGGGAGAGTCAATTGACGAGTACGCGCTCTCATCCAGACGGGAACCCTTCGATGGGAAGATACCAGAAGAGGTTGTCGTTCTCACTGCGGGGGTGGACGTTCAGGATGACCGCCTTGAAGTAACAGTGATCGGCTGGGGCAAGGATGATGAGTCCTATGTGATCCAGCATGAGGAGCTTTATGGTGATCCATCCACCCCTTCAACGTGGACTTCACTGGATTCTATCCTGTTCGCAGCGTATGAAACACACTCAGGCCGCCAGTTGGCAATACGCTCATCTTGTGTGGACTCCGGTGGCCATAACACTAAGGCGGTCTACGACTACGCCAAGAAGAACGCAGCTCGCAGGGTGTTCGCCATTAAGGGTATGGGTGGCGAAGGTAAACCCGTCTCTGGCCGCCCATCGAAGAACAATATTGGTAGATGCCCGCTGTTCCCTATCGGTGTTGACACCATTAAGACGCTGCTATTCCAGCGCATGAGGATAGTTGATGAGGGTGCTGGGTATATCCACTTCTCTGACGTGCTGAATGATGAGTATTTCCTTCAGCTAACCGCAGAGCAGATCGTGGTAAAGTTCCATAAAGGCTATCAGAAGAGGGAATTTAAGAAGATGAGGCCGCGAAACGAGGCTTTGGACTGTTTCGTATACGCGGTGGCAGCGCTAACAATCCTCAATGTAAACGTGAATACCCTTGCACAACGGCTTGATTCAAGGCAGAATTCCCTAGATGAGGACAAAAATGCTAACGCAAAGACCAGCAAAAAACCCTTCGTCCCTGTTAGTAGGGGGCGTGGAGGCTTTGCTAAGAACTGGTGAGATGAAATATGGCCTATTTATTTGACCCCGCTGAAGCCCAAGAAGGTGAACCAGAAACGGTCACTGTTGGGGACTTTATCCAATGGAAAAAGACCGCGTTAGCTGGGCATTATGACCCTACCCTGTACACTGCTACCTATGTAGCACGTATTTCTGGCGGTGGGAATGCCGAGATCCAGATAGAAGGGACAGACGGAGGGGGGTATTTCTACTTCGCGGTTTCTTCCGTTGATAGCGCGAATTTCATCTCTGGATACTACTACTGGCAGTTGGAGATCGTCAGGAACTCTGACAGTGAGCGGGTTGTTGTTGATCGGGGTAACTTCACTACGGTTGATGATCTTGACGTAAACCAAGCAGATCCACGCTCCCATGCGGAGATAATGTTGACCAAGATTGAGTCTCTACTCTCTGGTCGCGCTGATGCGGACGTGTCTAGCTATTCTATCGCAGGGCGTTCGCTATCCAAGCTATCATTCCAAGAGTTGATAGACGCAAAGGCTTACTACCAAGGCGAGGTCAACAAAGAGCGGCGGGAACAAGACATTAAGGCTGGTCGCGGCGCGGGCAAGTCTACAATCCAAGTGAGGTTCTGATATGGGGTTTTTCGATGTATTCAAGTCTAAACCTAAGCGGGCGGGACGATCTCTCCGTTCGTATGCAGCCGCCAACTCAGGAAGGCTTTTTGCGGACTTTGGAGCTTCAGCTAACAGTGCAGATAGTGAACTCAAGTCAGCCATATCCATTCTTCGAGATCGGTCACGAGATCTGGCGCGAAACAACGAGTTCGCAAAACGATATTTGGGACTCCTGAAGAATAATGTCATTGGGGACGTAGGTTTCAATCTACAGGTTAAAGCCCTCTCCACTAATGGAGCTATGGATGCTCTTGGCAACCAAGAGGTAGAGCGAGGGTTCGCTGCTTGGGGCAAGAAAGGTAACTGCACAACCGATGGCACCATGTCATGGCGGGATTGCCAGCTTATGGCGATGGAGTCACTGGCGAGGGATGGGGAGTTTCTGATCGTTACCCATCAAGGCTCAAGGTTCAATGACTCAATCGCACTTGAGTTTCTTGAAGTAGACCAGCTTGACCACGAACTCAACCAAGCAGTGAAGGAAGGCAAGAACGAGATCCGTATGGGCGTGGAGGTGGATAAGTTTAAGAAGCCTATCGCGTACCACATTCTGGTATCCCACCCGAACGACGAAGACTATTCCACATACAGCCGCAAGAAACATCGTAGAGTGCCTGCATCACAGGTGATCCACGGTTTCTTGAAGCTCCGCGCAGGGCAAACTAGGGGCGAACCTTGGATGGCCCCTGTAATCCCCGCGTTGAAACAGATCGGTGCATTGCGAGAAGCCGCTGTGATTAACGCCCGTGTGGGCGCGTCTAAGATGGGGTTCTTCACCTCTTCGGGCGGGGATGGGTTCGTTCCCGACGATTTAGACGGAGATGTACCCATTATGGACGCAGATCCTGGCACTTTCCACCAATTACCTACCGGAGTAGACTTCAAATCATTCGATCCAGCGTACCCATCGAACGAGTTTGAGGCGTTCCACAAGGTGGTAATGAAGGGTATTGCTGCTGGACTTGGTGTATCCTATACAGCCTTGGCCTCTGATCTTGAGGCAACCAGTTACAGTTCTATCCGTCAGGGGGCTTTGGAGGAGCGTGACAACTATAGAGGTATCCAGAAGTTCCTCGAAGATCACTTTATCCGTCCGGTATTTGAGTTATGGCTGCGCTCCTCTATGGAGTTCGGGCATGTCACGTTACCTACATCTACTTTTGATAAGTTCTCTGGGGCCGCCACCTTCCGCGCTAAAACTTGGTCTTGGGTTGACCCAGTGAAAGAGATGAATGCTGCGGTTACGGGGCTTCAACACGGTGTCCTCAGTCTGCAAGATGTCTCAGAGCAGTATGGTAAGGACGTTGAGGAGTTGTTGGCGCAGATCAAGAAGGACAAAGAACTTGCGCAACAGTTTGGTATTAGCTATGCTCTAGAACCATACGGAGCTAGTTTTTCACAGGTGGAGCCAGAGGTTAGCAAAGATGACTGAAGTAACAGTTGAAGATCTGCTGAAGGATCACAACAAAGGAGAGCGATCTTTCCATGTGAAAGCAGCTCCAATTAACGAAGAGAAGCGCACTGTGGATATTGCTATCTCCAGTGAAGAGCCATACATGCGCTACTTCGGGAATGAAGTTTTAGGCCACAAGAAAGGTGAAATCGACATGGATTTCCTTTCTTCAGGCCGCGCACCTCTGCTACTGGATCACGATCCAGAGAAGCAGATCGGTGTTATCAAATCTGTAGAGTTGGATGAGGAGGGCGGTAGACTCCGCGCTAAGGTACGCTTTGGAAAAGGCGCACTGGCTCAAGAAGCCTTTACGGACGTTGTGGACGAGATCAAAGCCAACATTTCCGTTGGTTATGAGGTTCATGATATGACATTGGTTGGCAAGGATGGCGACGATAACACTTATCGCGTCAATAATTGGCGACCTGTTGAGGCAAGTTTGGTATCTATCCCCGCTGATGTGACAGTTGGCGTTGGTCGGTCTGGCGAGGCTCCGAAACCCCCCGAAACTGAAATTAAACAAGAAATTGAGGAAAAGAAAATGTCTGAAGAGATTAAGACACCTGAAATTGACGTTGCTGGTATCGAGGCTAAGGCTCGCAAGGCTGCCGAGAAAAATGCTGCTGAGATCATCGAACTTGGCGCTCGCCACAACCAAGGCGGTATGGCGCGTGAGTTTATCGCCTCCGGTAAGTCGGTTGACACCTTCCGTGGCGCTCTGCTAGAGACCATCGGATCAGATACTGCGCTTGAGAACGGCGACATCGGCATGAAGAGTGAAGAGGTTAAACAGTTCTCACTGGTTCGCCTAATCAACGCTCTGGCCAACCCCAGCGATATGCGTTCACGCAAGGCTGCTGAGTTTGAGTTTGAGTGTACCAACGCTGCTGCGGATAAGTTCGCGGGTGAGCCACAGGGTGTTATTCTCCCTGCTGACGTACTCCGTTCTTGGAAGCGTGACCTGAACTCTGCGGATGATTCTGCAATGTTCGGTGATGACTACCGTGGGGAGTCCTTCATTGACGTGCTTCGCAATAACTCTTCTGTTATGCAAGCAGGCGCACGTACTTTGAGCGGCTTGACTGGCGATGTTGTCATTCCTAAGAAAACTGCTGCTTCTTCTGCTGGCTGGATTGCTACTGAGGGTGGCGCAGCGAGTGAGAGCGAGTTCACAGTTGGAACCGTCAGTTTGACTCCTAAGCAGATCGGCGCATTCACTGACATGACCCGTCAGCTTCGCCAGCAGTCTTCTATGGACGTTGAGAACATGATCCGTGATGATCTTGGTCAGGCAATTGCTCTGGCTATCGATCTTGGCGGTCTGGAAGGCACTGGTGCGGATGGCCAGCCTACTGGTCTGTTGAACCAAGCTTCACTGACTAAGGTAACAGCATGGGCTGCTGCTAACCCAACTTTCGCAGAGGTTGTTACTCTCGAAACTGCGGTTGCAGACGCGAATGCGTTGATGGGTAACCTGTCATACATCTGCCCAACCAACATGGTTGGCGCAATGAAGACTACTGAGAAGGCTTCTGGTACTGCTCAGTTCTTGACTGACGGGAAAGGGCTGAACGGCCATCGTTTGGTTTCTTCCAACCAAGGTACCGCAGGTAATATGTACTTCGGTAACTGGAACGATCTGCTGCTAGGCTTCTGGTCTGGTCTGGATCTGTTGGTTGACCCTTACAGCCTGTCTAACACTGGTTCTGTTCGTGTTAATGCGTTCCAGACTTGTGATGTAGCTGTACGCCACGTTGAGTCCTTCGCTTACGGCAACGACACAGCGTAGTAGAGGTTAGGTGAAAATAGGGTGGGGGTTTCGGCCCCTGCCCTTTTAACTGGAGTTTTGCATGAAATACAAAGTATTGAAAGACGTGGTTGTCAACGGGGTAGCCCATAAAACGGGTGTCACTGTTGAGATTACGCACGACAAAGTACATCGTTTAATTATGCTTGGGTATCTTGACCCTGTTAAGACTCGCAATAAACGACAAACAAAAGTGGTTGAAGCAGCTTATCAGGAAGATCCTGTAGATGCTTGATCCTATTGCTGATTTAGAGCAATTATTCGCTAATGACTTCTCTATTGCTGCAACATACAATAGCGGCACTGTGCGTGGTATCTTTGATAACCAGTACAGTTCTGTTGATGCTGGGGGAGAGGTAGACTTCGCCTCCAGTGACCCGACTTTTAG